GAAGCTTTAACGGCGGCAAATAAAGCATTGATTCCTGAAGGATACGAAGCAGGCTTTGAGAGTAGTTCTAATATTCACTTAATGTATACGGGTCTTGCTCCGAGAGAAAACGAGTTAAACCCTGATTACGACGCAGGTATGCAAGGCAATACTATAGGTGGTATTGGAAATACTGATGCTTGGGGCGAGGATATTACTTGGAGCGAGCCAACTACATGGGAGGCTAAACAGCTAGGGGATATTATTGAAACGCCTGCAGGAACTTATTTAGTAGTTAATGGGGCAGACGGCAAAAAAGCTCTAATGGGTCTTAACGATGCAAAACACGGAGGTGGTCAGTACTTCTACAACATGGTAAACAAAGGACACCACGTTGGAATTAACCCAAATACAGGTGACGTTTGGTATCAACAAGCACCTGACTATCTAGAGATTCCGGGTTACGACTATATGTCTAGCATTACATGGGATCCTGAAACTAGGCGCAGAGCATTTGCTGGGGAGTTGCCTCCACAAAGAGAGCTAGAAATCCAAGGAAGAGATAGAGATCTTAAGCAGCTAGCGGCTAGTAGATTTAAAAAAGGTTTGGAGAGTGGACTAGGAAGCTTGCTGGGTAGTTTGCTTTATGGAAGTGGGTACGGAAAAGAAGTAAAACCAGATAAACCTTTATTTGGTGAATATACTGATCCACCAAAAGGCTAAAAGGACAAAAATAGTGACATACTTAAATCTAGTAAACAACGTGCTTAGGCGACTAAGAGAAGATGAAGTATCTAGTGTTCAGTCTACAACATATAGCAAGATGGCTGGTGACTTTGTTAACGATGCCAAAAAGATAGTAGAAGATGCCTGGGATTGGTCTGCACTTAGAACTACTCTGACAGTAACTACTACGTCTGGTATTTTTAATTATGTCCTTACAGGGTCACAAAATAAGATTAAAGTACTGGATGTAGTTAACGACACTTCAAATACTTTTATGGAGTATCAAACTTCGCATTGGTTTAACGATAAGTATTTAAATCAAAATCCGGTATCTGGCTCTCCTGAGTACTATACATACAACGGCGTTAATTCTAGCGGCGATACTCAGGTTGATGTTTACCCTAAGCCAGACGGTGTTTACGACTTAAGGTTTAACTGCATTTTAAGAAACGCTGAATTAAGCAACGACACAGATGTCTTGCTTATTCCGAGCCAGCCTGTAATTCACATGGCAATTGCTTTGCTGGCGCGTGAGCGTGGCGAGACAGGCGGAACATCAGCCCCTGAGTACTTTGGTATTGCTGATAAGTACTTGTCTGATGCTATTGCTCTGGACGCACAGAAGCACCCTGAAGAAACTATTTGGTACACTCCGTAGGAGCCTAGTGTATGGCACAGCCACTACAAAGCATTAATCTAGTTGCTCCTGCATTTAAGGGAGTTAACACAGAAGATTCTCCAATAACGCAAGATTTTTCTTATGCGGATGTTGCGGATAATGCTGTCATTGATAAAAGAGGCCGTATTGCTGCTCGGAAAGGTATTGACCTTAAAACTGAAAACAAAGCAGCAGCAGGGTTAGGCACTGATTACATTCATAAGATTCATCACTTTTACAATGATGCTGGAAGCGATGTTGTTTTTAGTGCAGGTAACAATAAGATATTTACTGGCACAACAACTTTGGCAGCTCAAACTGTTACCGTAGATGCAACAGAGTCGGCTTATACAATCACGGATAATAACTGGAAAATTGTAAACTTTAACGAGGCTTGTTACTTTTTTCAGCGTGGGTATCAACCTTTGGTGTATACCACATCCGGTGGGTTAGAAACTTTTTATAGCTACACTGGATCAGCAACGCCCTCGTATTTGTATTGTCACGAAGCTCTTGCTGCTTTTGGTAGGCTGTGGGTTGTAGACAGTACAGAAGGAAGCCAAACAATTTACTGGTCTGATCTGCTTATAGGGACTAGCTTTACTGGCGGGTCCAGCGGATCTATTAACGTAGCAAAAGCATGGCCTGACGGCTTTGATGAAATAAGAGCATTAGCGGCCCATAACAACAGCTTAATTATTTTTGGTAAGCACAGCATTCTTGTGTACGGCAATGCTAGCAGTCCAGCAACAATGGGATTGGTTGATACTGTAGCTGGTGTTGGCTGTATTTGCAGAAACTCGGTACAGCACATAGGCACAGATATTTTGTTTATGTCTGAAACAGGGTTAAAAAGCTTTGGCAGGACAATACAAGAAAAGTCTCTGCCTCTTACTGACCTTAGCGCAACAATTAAAACTGAGTTAATCCTGGAGGTTTCTGGCAGAACTGCGCCTACAGCGTCTGTGTATAGCCCGGAAAACTCGTTTTACCTAATAACTTTCCCAAGCTCAAAAACTACGTATTGCTTTGACTTAAAGGGAAGGCTGGAGAATGGAGGGTACAGGGTAACTAGGTGGCCTTCTTCTTCTTTTACTGCATACGAAAGAAAATCTGACGGTACGTTATTAATTGGGAATATAGACGGGGTTGGCGAATATTCTGGTTACTATGATAAATATTGGGATGGCACAGATATTGTAAATGGGTCTTATAGATTTAGGTACTACAGCCCTGCGTTAACTTTTGGCGATCCGTCTAAAACAAAGATTCTTAAAAAGCTGCGTCCTACTGTTGTTGGCGCTACTCAAGGAGTTGCCTTTGTTAAATGGGCTTACGACTTTGAAACTGCGTATTCAACGCAATCGTTTCAGATTGGAGGTCAAGACACTTACTACTACAACGACAGCAATTCTCAATTTGGAACAAGAACAGACGGCTTGCCTGAGACTAAATTTTCTACTGGCATTAACATTGAACGAAAGGCGGTAAATACTACCGGAAGCGGGTCTGTTATTACTATCGGATTGGAGGCTGACATTTTTGGATCTCCTCTGTCTCTGCAAGAAATTAATGTATTAGCTCTTATAGGTAAAACGATATGACAAAAGCAGTAAATATTTTGAGTGGAGGGACTTTCTGATGGGTCTTCTTTCGAGTATTGGCGCAGTAAAAGAAGAAATGGGAACTGGCGGCACACCTACAGGCGGCACAAGCACGGGCGGTATGGGTGACTGGCTGTCGATTCTTGGTTTATTAGGTGGAGGCGGCCTTTTAACTGGCCTTGGCTTAAGCGACCTTAGTGATATTGGCTCATCGGCAAATAAACAAGCGCAAGAACTTGCTGAAAAACTGATGGGAATGACAAAGTTTCAGCCGTTTACGCTTACGTCTGCTACAGGAAGTACATTTGGAGTGGGTCAAGGGGAAGACGGAACTGGCGTTACTATGGCTTTGTCTCCTGAAGAGAAGGCTTTCCAACAAATGATGTTTGGACAGGCTAGCAATTTCCTTAGTCAAGCTGCTCAAGACACTGGGCAGCGAGAAGCAGATATTTATCAGCGAATGCGTAGTGTAATGTCTCCTCAAGAAGAGCAGCAGAGACAACAAATGGAAGAGCGGCTGGCTGCACAAGGGCGACTCGGTGTGCAAACAGCACAGTTTGGAGGCACTCCAGAGCAAATGGCGTTGTTTAAAGCGCAAGAGCAAGCTAAAAACGAAGCAATGTTTGGCGCCATGCAACAAGCTCGGGCTGAGCAAGCACAGCAAGCAGCACTTGGTGGTCAGTTCTTAGGGCAGAGCTATATGCCTCAATCGCAGCTTCTTAATGTACAACAGGCTTCTCAGTTGTATCCGCAGTTGGCACAACAAGCACAGCTGTACGGTGCTGGTCAGTTTGGTGAAACAATGCTGTCTGGTATTGAAGCTCAGTTGCTGGCTGAACAAGCTAAAGCTAACCTATTGGGTGGACTCGGCTCTAGCATTTTGGGTGGATTGTTTACTCCCGTTGCACAACAGGGTGGTGGAGTTGGTAGTCTTTTGAGCAGTCTTTTGGGCAGACTTTTTTAAGTAGCGGAGAATAAACAATGGCTAGATTTAATGCGTTACTTCAATCATTAGCTAACGCTCCAAATGCTTATGAAGGGTTGTTTGAGGCTGGTCGCGGACTAGGAATGACTCCGAATCTTATGATGGCTGAAAGGCAACGTCAGGCGCTTGAAGCTCAAACAAAGCAAGATCAAGCTCTGATGCTGCAAACAATTAACCAAGCGCAATCAGCTGCTGAGCAAGGCGATATGAACGCTTTAAATGTTCATCGGCAGTCTTTGATGGATATTTATAGCAGAACAAGCGATAAAGAAACTCAAACAATGCTTTTAGATTCTATCGCTGGAATTAATGCTGTTCGTCCTGCCGCTCAAAGCAAATCTGTTTCAAATACAGCGCAGTCTATTATTAAAACAGAAGACGCTATTAAGGAAATGGAAAAAGAAAGAGAATCTTTAAAAGTTTCTGGAGATTCAGGCGATTTATCTGGAGTGTTTACTGCAGGCCAAGAGCAAGCTTTGCAAGCGTTAAAATCTCGACTTAACGTAATGCAGCAAAACAGCGAAGCCGTTGCTCAAGCTGCCGAAATTCGGTATCAGAAAAGATATGAAGCTCTAAAACAAGAAAATGAGTTATTTGCCCAGCAAGAAACTATCGCAAGGCGAGCTTTATCTGCCGTAAAGTTTGACTCTAGTCAATACAAAGAATTATCTGCGCGATTAAGAAAGCAGGAATTTGGCGATATTGTTGATCAGTATGAAAAAGACCAATACGCCTTGATGGAGGCTAGAGAGAAAGCAGATAAGACGCGCAAGAGCAAAGAACCATTAACACCGGCAGAGCGCAAAAAACTGGAAGACTATAACTTTGTGCCCGGAGGCCCTGACAAGATTGTGCGAGATAAAGGAATTCTTGCAAAGATTGAGGAAAAAGAAACAGTCGACAAAATTAGGATAGCTAGCGCAGAAAATGCGCGTGTAGCCAACGCAGCAATTCTTGCCAATGTTCAAGCAACTTTAGAGACTATAGCAGCAGAAATGGATGTGCCTTGGAATCTGTTTGACGATATTTATAACAAGATTGAAGAGCTTGATTCTGTAGAGATACAAGAGTTTGCAGACAGCTTGAAAAGGCCGTCAGGAGAAGAGCTTAGCTTGCCGCAAATACAAGCCGAAACTATTGCATTTGTTAAGCGTAAATTTCCACAGCTATGGAAAGAAGCTACTCAGACGAAATCCAATCTTGCAGACGAAGCTGCATTGGTTGATGTTTTAACTGCAGACTTGCTTGTTGGTAAAGGCTTGGCTGTTAGAGATGAAAACGGAGCAGTTGATCTTTCTGGTGTAAAGGAAGAGGATATAAGGGCTGCTAGGCGAGAGGTAGAGCGCCGAAGAAGTATTGTGCCTACTTTTGAAAACTATGTAGAAGGTTCTATTCGCAGCGGACTGGGTTCTAAGTAATGGTTGATTTTTCAGATGTTGAATTTTCTGATGCCGCTTTAAGTCTTTTAGACAGTACCAAGCAACCCAAACAGGATGTTGATTTTTCATCTGTAGAGTTTTCAGATGAAGGCAAAAAAGCCCTGTCTGTTTTGTCCGTTAAACGAGCCGAAAAAATTAAAGGTATTGCTACTGAGTTTGGTGAAGGCATTACCTTTGGTTTGCTTGGCGAGTTGAAAGCTGCGCTTGAAGCTGCGACTACTGATGCCTCTTATAACGAAGCCAAAGACAGATACGAAATAGCCAGGGAGATGTTTAAAGAGCAAAACCCTGAGTTAGCTGGCTTGTCTACAGCGGCTGAGTTTTTTGGATCATTGCCCACTGGCATTGGCTTAGGAGCTAAGCTTGCCCAAAAGGGCGTGAGCATAGCTAAAGCTGGCGCTATTGAGGGTTCTTTTTATGGTGCTGCTAGTGGCGATACTTTTGAGGAGCGCGTTACAAGCGGCGTAATTGGCGGCTTGTCTGGATTGGCGCTAGGAAAACTGATTGATGTAGCAATCAAGCCATCGTCCGCTGGCGG